TGGGAAGGACTTCCATTTTACACCTGACAGAAAAGAGTTCCTCGCAGAACTTACATCAAAATTCCCTGATAAGACTACCTTTACTAAGGAAGACTTTGATACATTGTCCCATGTTCCATACTGGGTCAAACATCCTAGATACAATTTCAAACAGGGTTCAATATTCAACCTACAACCTGTTCTAGGAAATGTAGTTCAAATGAGACAACCAAGTGTCCCAGTGTCACCACCTGCAAGTGTTTTACAACCTGCACCTGTCTCACAAAATATGCCAGTTGCAGCTGCAACTGAGTCAGTGAACTTGATGGATGACAATGTCAAAATCGTTCCTGAGAAAATGTCTAACTATGTTCCTTTTGGACACTTCAAAGATGTCAAGAACATAATCAAGTCTAAAATTTTCTTCCCAGTTTTCATTACTGGTCTTTCAGGAAATGGTAAAACATTGATGATTGAACAAACATGTGCTCAATTGAAAAGAGAACTTTACAGAGTCAACATTACAATTGAGACTGATGAAGATGATTTGATGGGTGGTCACACTCTAGTCAATGGAAACATTATCTTCAGAGAAGGCCCTGTCATCAAAGCGATGAGAAAAGGTGCCGTTCTTCTTCTAGATGAAGTTGACTTAGGTTCTAACAAACTTATGTGTTTACAATCAGTTCTTGAAGGTAAAGGATACCTAATCAAGAAAACTGGTGAGTGGGTCAAACCTGCAAATGGTTTTACAATCCTTGCAACTGCAAACACTAAAGGACAAGGTTCTGAAGATGGAAAGTTCATTGGAACTCAAATCATGAACGAAGCTATGTTGGAAAGGTTTGCAATCACAATGCAACAAGAATATCCACCAGTGACAACTGAGAGAAAAATTCTTGCAAAAGAAATGGAATTGACAGGTGATGTTGATTCAGAGTTCGTTGAGAAACTTGTAGATTGGGCAGACATAATCAGAAAAACTTTCTACGAAGGTGGTATTGATGATGTCGTGACTACTAGAAGACTGGTTCACATTGTGAATGCATACAGAATGTTTGGTGACAAACTCAAGTCAATCCAAATGTGTATTTCAAGGTTTGATGAGGATACAAGAAACTCTATTCTTGACCTCTACACCAAGATTGATGCAGGAGTTAATCTTGATGAAGAAAACCCACTAGACGAATCTGAGACTTCAGAGTATAATGAAGACTACGATGTTTAATAAGAACAAAATCAATTACAAATATAATGAGGACAAACTCTTGAAGGAGTTGTCCTCGTATATTGATGGGACTTATGACCAACATTACAGTTTAAACAAATACCAGTCCACTGAATTTATTATTGACAGTGGACATGGTGAAGGTTTTTGTATTGGGAATATTATGAAGTATGCCCAAAGATACGGAAAAAAGAATGGTAGGAATCGTGCAGATTTACTTAAGGTGATTCACTATGCACTATTCATGCTACATGTTCACGACAAGGAAAACAAAGGAGGCTAATCGTGATGAAAATAAGTGATAACACAAAAAGTTTATTGAAAAACTTTTCAACTATTAACTCAGGAATAAGAGTTAAGAGTGGTAATCAGTTGGAGACAATATCCAACATGAAAAATATTCTTGCAGTTGCAACTGTTCCCGAACAGTTCCCTCAAGATTTTAGTATCTATAACTTACCTGAATTTTTGGGTGCAACATCTTTGATGGATGACCCTGACTTTCAGTTTGGTGATGCAAGTGTTTCAGTTGCAGATAACAACACTACACTATCATACTTTTATGCAAGTGAAGGAATGGTGACTGCACCTGAGAAAATGATAACCATGCCTGATGCAGAAGTTGGGATTGATATATCCTCAACACTACTAAACGAATTACAAAAGGCTGCAAGTGTCCTAGGTGTAAATGATTTGGTTCTCAGTTCTGATGGAACTACAATCAAATTAGAAGTGACAGATAAAAAGAATGTCACCTCAAACACATTCTCTAGGATTGTTGGAGAAGGTAATGGTGTGAAATATACATTCAACTTTAAGATAGAGAACCTTAAAGTATTGGAAGGAAACTATGAAGTGTTAGTGTCTTCTAAAGGTATTTCACAATTCAAGAACAAAGATATTGACTTGGAGTATTACATTGCACTTGAACCTGATTCAAAATACAATATTTAACCTATATATTATTATGGTGAGTATTGTCCAAGTCTCTACAATACACACGGGAGTATACCCTTTCTCATCAACTCTAATGGGTGGTATGCACTGTGAACTCGGTGGGGGGTTTACAACCTAATTATGAATAACGAATTTTTATATGTTGAAAAGTATCGTCCTCAGAAAATTGATGATACGATACTTCCACAAAGACTAAAAGATACCTTTAACGAATTTGTAAAACAAGGTGAGGTTCCTAATCTCATGTTATGTGGTTCTGCAGGTGTTGGTAAAACAACGATCGCAAAAGCACTTTGCAATGAGTTGGGTGCAGATTACATAGTCATAAATGGTTCTGATGAAGGAAGATTGATTGATACACTCAGAACTAAAATCAAAAACTTTGCATCTACAGTTTCACTCAGTGGTGGTTCTAAGGTTGTAATACTTGATGAGGCAGATTACATTTCTGCAGATTCAGTTCAACCTGCATTGAGAAACTTTATAGAAGAGTTCTCTTCAAACTGTAGATTTATATTTACCTGTAATTACAAAAACAGGATTATTCCACCACTTCATTCAAGAACAACTGTTATTGATTTCTCAATGACACCATCAGACAAACAACAACTTGCAATGCAATTCCTTGGAAGACTCAAGGAGATTTGTGATACTGAAAGTATTAAATATGATGAGAGAGTATTGGTAGAACTCATCATGAAGTTCTTTCCTGATTTCAGAAGATGTATCAATGAAGTGCAAAGATATGGAGTGTCAGGAGAGATTGACAGTGGTCTTCTTTCTACACTTAACGAAGAGAAACTTACACCTCTCATTGATATGATTCAAGACAAAAACTGGAAGGGTATGAGAAAGTGGGTTGCACAAAACTCTGACAATGACTTCAACACTTTGTATAGAAAGTTGTTTGATGCATTGGAGAAAAGATTAGAACCAACTTCTATACCTGCATGTGTTTTGGTTATTGCAGATTTTCAATACAAAGGTGCATTTGCAATGGATAGTGAAATCAATTTTGTTGCATGTCTTACAGAGATTATGTCGGAGTGTAAATTCAAAGATGGGTAAACTCAGACAATGGTTTAGAAATTGGTTTGATAGACAAGTAGAAAAGTCTATGCAAAGACAAGCAGATAGATTATTTTTAAAGGGGAAAAAAGATGACACAATATGATGAGAAAGTAGAATTACAAAAACAAATTCTTAAAGCAGAAGAATATAAAGATACACCAAAAAATCTTCATGCACATAGTTTAGATTCTATGTGGTATGAGACAGAAGAAACTAAACCACAAACCAAAGAAGGTGTTGTTGATGTTCAATACATGGACGGAAGAATAGAAAGAACACTTAAAAATGGTAAAAAGATTACCTTAGTTGAAGGTATGAAAGGTGAAGATTTAGTGCAAGAAGTCACTAGGAATCTTGCAGATAGTGGTAAAGAACTTGAGTAAAACCAATCCATTTGATTTTGTAAAGTCAGTATCATCCACCAAAAAAGATATCATGTTGGATGATGTTGATGAAAAATCTTATGCACCATATCTAACAAACAAATCATTATCATATCATAAAGATGCAATCTTCTTTGCAAATGAAATGAACTTAAAACACGGGGTTGACCATCGTCTTCAATACCTCTTTTTCCTAAATACTCTTAGAAGTAGAAACAGGTTTTCCAAATGGGATAAACCCTACAAGAGTATAAAACTAGAAACCATCAGAGAATACTACGGAATATCTAATAGAGAAGCTAAAGATTATTTGCAGTTATTAACTGAAGGGGAGTATAGACAAATTAAAAAGAGAATGGAGAAAGGTGGAAATAATGGACGAAATTGAAAGTAGTGTCTCAGACCTCGTTGAGATAACATTTCCCGAAAAAGACGACTTCCTAAAAATAAGAGAAACCTTATCACGGATTGGTGTCGCATCCCGAAAAGAACAAGAATTATTCCAATCATGTCACATCCTTCACAAAAGAGGGAAGTATTACATTGTGCATTTTAAAGAACTGTTTAAATTAGATGGTAAACCCACTAATATTGATGAATCAGATATAGGAAGAAGGAACACTATAGTGTCACTTCTAGAACAGTGGAAACTGTTGTCTATTCTAGATAAGACGAAAGTTGAATCTCCAAAGACACCTTTATCTCAAATCAAGATAATTCCATACAAGGAAAAAAGTGAGTGGAAGTTGACCACTAAATACAGTATTGGAACGAATAATTAGATAAATACTCACGCATAAAACAAAATCAGTTAGATAGGAGGCTTTATGTTTTCAGGTATAATAGATTTTATTATGGGTATTTGGAATCTACTAATGGTAGTTCCAGTTGTGATATCAATTTGTAGTGTGATTGTCGCATTGACACCAACACCACATGATGATAAACTTTGGGCAAAAGTATACAAGTGGTTAGAAGTCCTTGCTCTTGCAATCGGTAAAGCAAAAGAT